CTATTTATCGAAAATTAGTTCCCTAATTTTGCTATTTCTCCTGTGTTTTTTATTCTTAAAGGTATGTAGATGAACTCAACTGATTTCACAGGTTCAATCGCTATATCCACATACAATTCGTTTCTGTCGATTCTCGTAGGCGTGTTGTTTGTTTCGTCACATACTACCAAGAAGTCATACAAGCCTCTTTGTCCAACTAGTTCTAACAAGAACGACTCAATTGCTTGTTTGATTTCGTTTCTTGTTAATTCGTCATTTGGTTCAAAGATGAATGGTTTTGCAACTGCATCTAATTGTGTTCTTAGATACACTGCTAATCTTGAAACGTTGATTCTATCTAATGCCGAACTTGCCGATGTTTTCGTCAAGTTACCAAAGTTTACAATTCCTGCTCCTGAGAAGAAAGTGATTGGGTTTACTTTAACCTCGTGCATTGAATCTCTGATTGCTTCCGTAACAGATATTGTTTCGAACTCTCCTGAAGTTCTGTCTATGTAACCAACTGAAGTTGCGTTGTCAACAATACCCCTTCTTGTACCTGCTGGTGCGAACCATGGGAATGCCACGTTATCGTTGTTTGCAAGTGTTCTAATCATCATGTGTGATGGTGGAACAACAATGCTGTTTCCTGCATTATCTGTTGATAGACCCGATGGATAGAACACGCCCAAGTAATCACTTGAACTTACAAGGCCGTCTTCGCCGTTGTCTAAAGCACCTGCTGTGTTATTGGACCAGTTAGATATTGCTGTTGCAGTACCTTCTAATCTCATAGGTGTGTCACCTAACACAAATGCAGTGTTGTTTCTATCAGTATTCAAGTTAATCATGTTTTGGATTACTTCTGGATAGCCAGGACATGCAATAACGTTGTAACCTCTTTGGTCTTCTCTTATTGCTTGGTTAGTGTTTATTTCAGTTTTTAATTGACTTACAACAACTTGTCTCTGTGCTTTTCTTCCAAAAGTGCCTGAGCCATCTGCATTGTTGCTTGATTTAGTCACCCATCTGTCCGGATAGTAACCTGCAACTGCTTCGTTGTTGTATCTTGGATTACCTAAACCAGATGATCCTGAACTTGGATATTTTGTTTCAGTGATGTAACTGTTTTTGTATTCCTTAACATTGTAACCACTTCTTCTAGTGTTCCAAAGCATGATACCTTGTGGGTACAATGCCGGATTTGGAGCATCTGGATCTAAGAAGTCGTCACTTAATAAGTCTTTGATGGTGCTTGGTGTACCTGCCTGCGAACTTTCGTTACCATTCTTCTCGGCAGATGTGTGCCATCTAGCATCTGCAAACACAACACCGTCTTCTGTAGTTTGGTCTGCTTTGTCAACTAATACCCATGCCGCACCAGTTGTTGTAACCGCAACTTGATTGGCTGTGTTAGTTGAACTGATTGTAGCAGTTGTGTTGTATTTGTAAAGTTTTGGATAGTTTTCTAAGTCGCTTGTATCAATCCATAAGTCATTGTCTACAAGTGCTGTACCATCTGATTGTTTAGTAGGCGCAGTAGCACTGAACTGTGGACCATTTGGATCTGTGTTTGCATATACTTCTTTATAACCTTTCCAAGTAGTTCCGTTGTGTGCCATGATGTCTGCTTCGTCGATCTTTGTGTCATACCATAATGTTCCGTCTGTTGGCTCATTTGTTGGTGCACTTGTTGATGCAACATAACTTAATCTTTTCCAGTTAGATGCAACAACTTCATTACCTACAGTTGAATCTTCTGAGTCACCTGTTGGAGCAACATATAAATTGTCAACTAATGTCGCACTGTTGGCTGTGAATTCTCCGTAACCATGTGCTGAACCTGTTCCGAAACCAGCATCATCAAGTGGTGTACCTGATGTGTTGTTCATTCTAAATTCACCACCTAATTCGTGTGTGATTCTGATAGCACCTTTGAATTCGCCTGTACTAACAACTTCTGCTTTTAAGTTTGTAAACCCAGCGGCTGTGAATGCTGTAACAAAATCTTCTGCATCACCCAAAGTAGAACCATCTCCAGAAACCATAGTTACTGTTTTAGCAGTATCAAGTGCTTCTTGATTCTTTAGTGATTCTCTTACAGTAAACGTTTCGTTTGCTGTAAAACTAGGATAAGTTGTTTTAGATTGGATTACTGTTTTGCCACCTTCGTATCTAAACAGTTGGAAATCACCAACATTTGGCGTTGTGTCTGCTTGACCGTCTGCACTTTGTTCAGTGATGTTGAATTGTGTGTATAGGTCACCAACTGTTAAACCTGTACCACCATTAGTTGGATCTAGGTTGTAGATTGCACTGTGGTGTGTAGCATATAATGGTGATGCAACTGTGCTGAATGATGACGTTGAAGAGTCATAAACCTTGGCAACAATGTTTGCACCAGAATTTGCAGAAGTAGTTTTAAACCAAACTGAACCGTTAGGTCTGTCTTCGTCTGCTGTTTTCCAAGTTGGTCTGTTAGTGTGTTTTGCTTGTAAGAATTTAGTTGCTTGTTTTACGCCTGCTGTAATTCCTAAACCTGCAAGTAAACCTGTTCCTTCTTCGAATCTAAATGTTCCGTCACCTGATGTTGAATCACCAAATGCCAAACCATTGTAAAATAGTTCTAAGTTACCTGTAGTTGCATTTACACTTGAAGTTAATCCAGGAACGTTGGCATTATTGATTGCTGTGTTTACATCTGATAATGCTGTACCACCTGTGGCAACACTCACACCATTGATAGTCATTGTATGTGAATTTGTTACAGTAGTACCTGAAGCAACTGACAAGAACGGATGTGATTTATGCCAAGCAGATGAACCTACTTGCACCCATGCATTGCTTGAATTCTTGTAGAAAATTCTATTTTTGTTGTTTGTTGTGTTAATAGCATAGTCACCTTTTGAACCCACTGAAGTTTTAGGTTTCTTGTTAGACGAACTTTGATCTATGTCACTTGCTTTTGTAACAAGAATTGGTGCTTTTGCTGTAAATTTTTGATCAGTTCTTGACCATTCAAATATTCCATATTGGCTTGTTGCAAGGTCAAACCAAAATGTTCCATCTGTTGGCGCCGCTGTTGGTGCCGAAGCACTTCCAGTTAATTCTGATAAGTCAACATTTGCTCTCAAGATGTATGCTCTGTTGGCTAATCCCAAAAATGAGTAAGCCGATTGTAAGCCATATTCATTCAATTCGTAACCGTGAATCGAGTTTCCTGATGCATCTGTGTAGAATTTTGGATCTCCAAAAGTCTCTGTTAATTCTCTTTGTGATGAGATCAGTTGCACTGTATTTGCATTCGCAACAGTTGTGCCTGCCGCTGTGCTCGAGCCTGATCCTGATGTTTTATCTTGGGCAGATGTTACAATAAAAAGAGGTGTTGTACCCGCATCTGATGGTACATAAAAACTCTCGTTTATTACGCTAACTTCTACTCCTGGTGATGTTCGTGCCATGTTCGTATTCTCCTTGCAAGTTTGTACGTATACTAGAGTTATTTATAATATCATTATGTTTTTATGACATAATTTACCATATTTTGGTACCTATATAGGCGACGTAAATACAACTGTATGAATATAGGAGTAAGACCGCTTTGTACCCAGTGTAAATCTAAACCGAGGGCCTACGGATATCGTAAGGCCAACAAGATTTATTGGCGTAGATTGTGTGACAGTTGTAATCGTAAGAAGAACAAAAAGAAGATCGGCGGTGTCACTGCCCTGCAAAGATCCGGATACAAAAAGAAAACAAAATGTGAATTATGTGGATTTAAAGCACAGGATAAGATACAACTAGACGTGCTGTTTGTGGACGGGAATCTAAGGAATACTAATAGTAATAATCTAAAAACTGTTTGCGCCAATTGCCAACGGCTTGGAAGTGTTCGTAGGTTGGGTTGGCGTGTTGGTGATCTTATTGCTGACGATTAATTCGTCTATCTTCTCATACAGGTCATTCTTATCGCCATTATTCTCTATCATGAAATCAAACTCTTGTTTTGCCCATGCATACTCCGAAGAGTGTATGCCTGTTGGCTCTATGTTGCCTTCTACATAATTGACAAACCAATCTGGATCTGGACCCCTCTTCACACGTATGATTTTGCCACCGTGTGCTCTGATTTGAGTAACTTCATTTGGAAATCTCACATCAGCAATTACTGTGTTTTGTCCTTTGTACCTACCCATACAACTGTCAACCCATATGGCGTCGTACATCTGACCACGCATAACTTCAGTACCAAAATACTGTAAAACCCATCTAGGGGTTACAGGCTTGCCAAATTTCTCACTCCAAAATTTGTCAGGTTGTTCTCTCCAGTGCCTGCTTGATTCTGTGTCACCTTCCAGCATCGCTCTGTCCCAATTAAACATGGATGCGACTGCGTCTTTGAGGCTTTTTGCGAAACTGTCTTTTTGATATCCGTGTTTTTCAACTAATCTGTCAGAGACTGTACCTTTTCCGGAACCTATTAAACCTACTATACCTATCAGCATAAGGTTTATTATACTATTTTTTTAGGCGTTTTTCAATCTCTTTGATTGCTTTTTTTACAGATCGTAATATGGTAATCCTCAAAGTTTTTTTCTTTTCTTTGAGTGCCTTGATGCTCATAACTTCAAGTTGTTCAACTAACTCTTCTAATTCATCTAGCGTGAGGTCAGAATAATTTTTGTAATTGTTTTTCTTCATTGCTACCTATTTAAATGAGATATGTGGTTAATTAACCAATAACAAAACTGTGTGGTGTGCCACCTTCTGCGTAGTTGCCAATTTCCATGTCCAGTTTTTCCATTTCGGCTAGACCTTGCGTCTTCAATTCGGCGCCATTCAACTGCGTGCCACCTTGAGGACTAGCAATGGTAGAAAATTTGCCTCTGGCTTCACCTAACATGGTTTTGGCCACAGCCAACGTGTAATCTCTTATCCATGGTTTTGCATAAACGTCTTTGAATAAAGTGATGTCAGGTCTGAAATTGTCAGTATGCATTAGAACAGTTTCTTGGTCTGATCTTGGTCTTTGTGTGATTGTAAGTTTTTTTGTTGCCACATCGAAATGGAACTGTATAAATGAACCAAACAATTTACCTACCAATTCTTGATAACTTGCAAAAGCAAAGTATGTGGCCAAACCACCAGTTGCTCCTGCTCGTAACAAGTATGTATTTGTGTAGGCTAAATTGAATGGTTCAAATAATGTACCGCCTTCACCACCTTCAGTTCTGGAACCTACTGTACGTCTGAATAATTTTCTTACATTTATTACTTCGTCTGGAAGAATATATGTATTTTGATTTTTCTTCAAAGTTAAAAACGCATATGATTCTTCCACAGCATTTGAACTTCTTTGTCTATACCGATCAACTGCTCTTGTAAGGGCCGTTTGATAGTGTTTAGGGTCTAATTCCACATCTATCATACCCTCACCGAGATTGTTTTTTACGTAATCAAATATTTCTTGTTGACCTGTTTGAAGTTCTGACATACTGATATTTATTACCTTTACCTGTGCAATAAATATGTATGATATGCCAAGATTATCCATTTTTAAGCCAGAAAAGGGCAACGACTACAAGTTCTTTGATCGTAACATCAAAGAGATGTTCACTGTGGGTGGAACTGACCTGCACTATCACAAATACATAGGACCCTATGATCAAGGTGACACAAATAAGGACGGTGATGCCAGTCCCACAGAACCGCAATATTCTGGTGATACTTTAAATGAAAGAACGATACAAGATTTACTCTTTTTGGAAAACAGAGACAGAAAGTATGCACCAGATATCTACACAATTCGTGGAATATACAACGTCCAAGACATCGATTTCAACCTTAGCCAGTTTGGAATGTTTCTAGCAAATGATACATTATTTTTGACTGTCCACTTGAATGATAGTGTTGAAAGATTAGGTAGGAAACCAATGAGTGGTGATGTCATCGAATTTCCCCACCTCAAGGAAGACTATTCATTAGATGAATCTATTCCCATTGCACTGAAAAGATATTACATTGTCGAAGATGTAAACAGGGCCGCAGAAGGATTTTCACAAACATGGTGGCCACATCTGCTTAGATTGAAATTAAAATCAATGGTCGACTCACAAGAATTCAGAGACATTATTGGAGATGCTACAACAGAAGGTTCACTTGCTAACTATATGTCAACTTACAACAGAGAAAAGACAATATCCGATCAAGTGTTGGCACAGGCAGAAGCAGATGCACCTAAATCTGGTTTCAATTTTAAACAATACTATGTGGCTCCAATCGACGAACGAGGTAACATCAGAACAGACAATGTTAACACAGAAGAACAGCGTGTCAGTATGGATAGAACAGTAAATGCAACAATAGACACACCGGCGTCATCTCATTATGGATTTTATGTTGGCGGTGATGGAGTTGCACCTAATGGTCATCCTGCAGGATTTGGAATATCCTTTCCTTCTGCAAATGTTGACAAAGGCGATTATTTTTTGAGAACAGATTATCTACCTAATAGGTTATTTAGGTACGACGGCAACAGATGGATCAAAATGGAAGATTCGGTTAGGGTAAACTTGTCTAACACAGACACTAGAGACACACAAAAAACCGGATTTGTTAACAATACTTCGTCTGATACGATAAATGGTTTAACAGTTAAACAAAGACAATCGCTGACAAAGGCGTTGAAACCAAAGGCTGACAACTAATGCTACATTTTTACGACGGACAAGTTAGAAAGTTTTTAACACAATTTATGAGAATACTTGGTAACTTTTCTGTTGAAACAGGAAAAGGAAAAGATGACACTGTAAATTTGAGAGCAGTGCCTGTGGTATACGGAGATCCAACAAGACAAGTAGCGAACATCATTAGAAATAATAGTGAAAATGCCCTTAACTATACTCCAAGAATTGCGTGTTATGTCAGAGAATTAAATTATGACAGAGAAAGGATGCAAAATCCTTATCATATTGAAAAGCAACATCTTAAAGAAAGAGATACCGATGCGGACGGAAATTACACTGACAAATTAGGTGCTGGATACACTGTAGAAAAGGTCATGCCTTCACCATTTAGGTTAGAGGTTACAGCAGATATTTGGACATCTAACACAGATCAAAAGTTACAATTATTAGAACAAATACTATATCTGTTCAATCCTGATTTTGAAATACAAAAATCAGATAATTTTTTAGATTGGACAAGTTTAAGTTATGTAGAACTTACAGGAATCACATTCAGTTCAAGAACCATACCAGTTGGCGGAGAAACTGAAATTGATATTGCAACAATGACATTCAGTATGCCTATATGGTTGTCACCACCTGTTAAGGTAAAAAAACTTGGAGTTGTGCAGAAAATAATAATGAGTGTGTACGACGACGATGGAGGAATTACCAAGGGATTGATAGACGGAACTTTACTGACAAGAAGTTATGTCACTCCTAACAATTTTGGGTTATTAGTAACTGGAAATCAACTTAGACTTTTAGGTACAACAGGAGTAAATGTTAAGTCTGGTGGCGATGGTTTTTACACAGGTGCCAAAGATCCCGGACTTGCGGATCCGTTTGATACTTTTGGTCCTCCAGTAAACTGGAAAGTTTTATTGAACCAATACGGCAAAGTGACAAATGGCACATCACAGATCAGATTGACACAACCTAATGGAAACGAAATAATAGGAACCATAGCAACTACTTCGTTGGATGATACTATTTTGTTGTACACAATCGATGGAGACACAATCCCTGCAAATACACTGACAGCGGTTAAAAAAATTATAAATCCAGCAACATTTGTTCCGCCAACTCCTGCTAATGGAGATAGATATTTGATAATTGACGAAATTGGAGATTCCACTGCAACTTTACAGAGTTCAACATGGGGTAGTTTGGTAGCCAGTGTTGGCGACATAATTGAATACAGCACAGCACAAAATAAATGGCTAAAAGTATTTGATGCTAGTCATCCGGATTCCACACAGCACTACGTTACAAATACTCATACTGGAATACAATATAGGTTCAACGGTACTGAATGGGTAAAATCATATGAAGGAATATACACCGCTGGTAATTGGAGCATAGTGTTGGATGGCGGATATACAGCAAACGACGACGCTAGTGGTCAAGACGCAACTACTCCTTGATAAATCTAACATAAATTGCTATAATAAATTATGAAAGAAAATATAATATGTTCTGGTGCATTATTCTATTGCACGTCTACAAAACGTTTTCTATTTTTGCAACGTACTGATGCAAAAACTAAAGGAACTTGGGGACTTGTAGGGGGACGATCACACACAAAAGAATCTGCTTTTGAAGGATTGAAAAGAGAAATAAGTGAGGAAGTCGGACAGACTCCGGTGTTTAAAAAAGTAATTCCGTTAGAACTTTTTACCAGTAACGATCAAAAGTTTTTCTTTCATACATATCTTGTAGCAATTGATAGTGAATTTATTCCGCAATTAAACAAAGAACATTCCGGATATTGTTGGTGTGCATTCGAATGTTGGCCAAAAAATTTGCATGGTGGGTTGCGTAACACCTTGAATAATAAAAGTATAAAAGGCAAGTTACAGACTATATTAGATTTAATAGTTTAATCGTTTTTAATATATTTTTTACCTGTAAGTTTTTCGATATCTCGTATCATTTCTTCCATGTTTACCCTTACAGTTTTGCCAGTTTTTGTGTTTCTTGAGAAGTATTCCCAATCGCCCTGTTCGTTGTGTGGTGATATTCTTGTTTCGTTACCCTGTTCGTCTTTTACAAATATTTCTGCCCTGTCCACGCCTGCACTAACGTTTACATCTTTAGCATAGATATGTGCTTTGTCTGCCTCTGTGCTTGGTGCTGATCCAACTACTTGTAGAGCAACAGCACTAGAAAATGTTTTGGCTCCTGATATCGTTTGGGCATCTGCCACAGTAACATTTTCTGCACTGGCTCCCGCATCGCCCCTTAACATGTTTACTCTGTATGCACTGACGTTTGTGCTTGAACCAGATGTTGATGCCGCTTTGACACTTACCGTTGTGCCTGATAATGTTGCACTAAAATCTAGTTGATCTGTACCTTTTGTTGATATTGTTGGTCCAGCACCGATGAACACGTCCTCATTGTAAGGTGATGTTCCGCCAGTCACGACCATTACCTCGCTGGCACTTGCAGTACCTTCTGAAGAATTATAACCTGCAACAACATAGAACGCACCGGTGATTGCATCTGTTTCCCATGTATCAATTTCTGTTGCTGTAGATGACACACCTGTTGTTTCTGCTATGACGGCTGTGTCATCTGTGCTTGATGCTGTTTGGTCGTCTTGTAGCAATATCCTGTAACCAGTTACACGTGCTGTTCCTGATACTGCCTTGACTTTAACTGTACCAGAATCATATTCTGCTGATAATGTTATCAAGTCGTCTGCAGATGTGTTGTTGGTTCCATATTGTGTAATGTAAGCAGTAGTTCCGTCATGTACCACCAAAGCCTCTGTGTTTGTAAGTTTATTTGTGATGGTGTCATTTACACTGAAATAATATTTTGCCGCTCTATTTGTTGTTCCGCCCGTGAAAGTGTCAATGGTTGCCAGGCCTGCATCGCCCCTTAGCATCTGTACCTTATAAGCACTCACTGTGGTCGAAGCGCCTGATGTGGATGCCGCCTTGACCGAAATAGTTCCACTAGAATATGTGGCTGAGAAAGATAACTGGTCTGTACTTTTGGTTGATACTACACCAGACGTGGCTGTGAAAACTCCACTGCCATCAGTGAGTACCGATACTTCTGCGATTGATGCCGCCGTCTCGGATGAACTGTAACCTGTGACTATGTAGAATGCTCCAGTTGTTGTACTTGAAGAAAAACTATCTATCTCTGTCGCGGTCGAACTAACAGTGGTGTTGGCCAAAGTGTAACCCTGTGTTGATGTTGAACCATCGTTTGAGTTGCTCTGTGAATCGGCAAGCAGTGTTCTATGTAAAGTTACCTTCCAGTTGGTGCTTGTGAAAGCGGCTTGTACTACCACATTAGATCCGCTAACGTCTGCAGTCAATGTCATTGGTATGTCCGACGTTGTGCTTATGCTATTGTATTGTGATATGTATGCTGTTGTCCCGTCATGCACTACTGTCGCTTCCGAAGTTACTACTTCACTTGAATCTGAATTTTTTGCACTTACATAATATTTGGCGCCTCTGTAACTACCTTTTGCCCAGGAATCTATAGTTTCCGCCGCACTGTCGACATCTGTGTTCACTGCCGTTGTAATAGCGCCGCTTGTCTCTGCGGATGTGCTGTCACCCAATGCTATCCTGTAGTATGACATACTGTTTACGGCAGAAGTTGCAGTTCCACGTAACCTAAATTTTGATGCTGTGAAGTCAGCATCAACTAGTGTGAATGCGTTGCTGTCGTCATTAGCGACCACACCGGACTCGTTAACGAAACTGGATGAACCGTTGTGTGCTGTCGCGTATTTTGACATCTTAACATCACTGTTTGTCTCGTCTCTGTGGACGGTCAAATACCATGCACTGTCAAACGCTGTGCCCGTGAAGTTATCTAAATTTTTTGTTGTGCTGTCTATAGCAGTTGACTCACCTGTGTGGGTGTAGGTATTAACTTCGGTGATAGTATTAGTCGTATCCTCAAGTATGAAATTTTTGATGGCACCCGAAGTTGTATTGCTTGTGTTGTCACCCAAAGGAACCCTGTAGAAACTAATGGAGTTTGTATCTGTCGCACCTGTACCTCTTAATCTCACAGTGCTGTTGTCTATGTCTGTGGATATCGTTAGATAATCATTTGTAGGATCAGTTGCTATCATGTGCGATGTGGCCACATAAGAATATGTGTTGTCATGAACTAAACTAATCTTTTGAGTTGATTTCTGTCCGTTTACCTCGTCATTGACCACTGCATAATACCATGCAGAATCATAAGTGGCAGTCGTGAACGTGTCAATATTTGATGCGTTCAATCCAATACCTGTGGCACTTGATCCAGAGTCAGCAACTCCTCCACCGTCAGATCCGGAAGATCCATCAAGATTGAACCATCCATCTGCTGTGGTGTAACCTTCGTATTTGTCAGTTGATGTGTTGAAACGCAATAGTCCTGTGGCACCAGAAGGACGTTGTGATGTTGTTCCTTTAGGTAGACTGATCGCATTGGTAGTGGTAGATAAGTTCAATGCCAATGTGGTGTTGAATACACCAATTGTGTTTGCATCAGCGGTGACTGTAATAGATCCTGTTCCAGTATCTGCCACTGTGACGTTTGTGTTTCCTTGTGATATCGATGTAGTGGACACCGTGCCAAAAGAAAGTTGTCCCGATCCGTCTGTTTTTAAGAACTGGTCTGCACTTCCATCAGAAGTTGGAAACTTGATGCTGTTGATTGATACTGTGCCTGTTCCTGAACCTTCTAGTACTAGGTCATTGTTTGATGCTGGTGGTAATATTTTGTCTGCAAAAATTGAACCGTTTACTGTGGTATCTCCTGCCACAGTAAGATCCGCACTTGCAGTGACATTGCCTGTAAGTGTTGATGTGCCAGCAACACTTATGTTGGTTCCGTTTAATAATTGTAACGAATCCGATCTCAATCTCGCAGTGATAACATTTGAACCTGCTTTCCTGTTGGCAAATTCTATCAGTCCGTCCTCTGTGGTGTCGGATGCGTCCTGTATTTTTGCAGTGATCTTTGCATACGTCACTTCCTGGTCGGCGTCATTCTCACCATTGAATTTTAATTGTCCTAGGTAGTCCCCATCTGCTGGTGATCCTGAATTCCTTTTCATCGTTATCACAGGTGCCGCTGAGGATGAATCTTCCGTGGTTGTCAGTAATAATGTGTCGTCTGTTGTGGTTGTGGTCACACTCAATGTGCCTGTGATACTGCCGTTGCCAGTACCGCTAAATCCGTTTATCACAGGTGAAGTCAGTGTCTTGTTGGTCAGTGTCTCGGAACCTGTCTTGGTTGCGTATGAAGTCAACACCGGACCGTCGATGGTTATAGTGCCATCCGAGTTGGCCGATGTTGTGATGTTGGTACCACCCTGTATGTAAAGTGATCCACCGCCTTCGATGTTCTGTCCCGAACTGTCGTCGCCCGTGAATGTTATGCCTGAGCCGGTGATCGTCAGTGTGTCACCGGACATGGCGGTAGATATACCACCGGCACCCGCCACCTTGATGTCCTCGCCGGTGTTGAAGTCTGTGCCCGTGCTGTCATCACCCACAACTGTTATGATCGGTAGGTCGTTGTCTGAGTCATCTGTCTGTTTTAGTTTTCCGTTTGAACCCCTAGTCAATTTGACTTTGTTACTACCGTGTCCGATGTGTACCTCTGATGCAATAATACGCTTACGATTGTTAGAACCATCCTTGATTTCAATGTCACCGCTGGAATCTTTGGTTAGTTTGGTATCACCAAGGTCTACTGTGCTACCTGCTAGGAATATGTCATTGAATCTTAATGTGCTTGAACCTAGGTCATAAGTCTCTGTTGTGTCAGGCACTAGGTTACCTGCTATGGTTGTTGCCCCCAACGTTTTGTTCGTTAGTGTGTCTGTGGAATCCTGTAGCACCACTGTGCCAGTGGCGTCTGGCAGTGTTATCGTCCTGTTGGCCGACAGTGCTGATTGTCCTTGCAACTGTGTGTAGTAGATGTTTGATGAGTCGTCGATTGACTCCTCGAACCTCAGTGGGTTCTTGGCCGACAGCGTGAAACTGTTGATGTCAATGTATGCCCTGTGGTTGTTTGGATGGGCACTGGTGCCCTCTTCAGCG